GCGAAGTTCTACCTAACGCAACCGAAGCTGAATCTATTTAGTCCAGTAAAGTAGGAGAGTAGCTACATCTCTTGTCATGAGTGCATCACTCGACAGGGTTTTGCAGCCCGACGGTTCTTACAAGTGGGAACTTGTAGAACTGCGGGAGGCACAACCCGAACCGGCTAAACCTGTCCGTAAAACACGCAAAGCCAAAGCTGAAGAACCAGCCGAAGCCCCCGAGACCACCGAAACCCCTGAAGTCGAATCTTGATTATGGAAGAGCAAGTCATCCAGGAGACACCAGTGGTGACTCCTGACCAGCCCGTGGCTGGGGCCGACATCGCTCCCCAACCTGACCAATCAGCTCAGCTCCGCGCTGAATATGAGGGTCAGATTGCTGCGTTAAAGAGCCAAGCCAGCGAAGCCGAGGAAAAATTTCAAGGCATCAAAACCAAGCTGGACGAGGTCTACAAAAAACAGGACGACCAGCGCAAGAAAACGCTGGAAGACCAAGGCCAATGGAAAGACCTCTGGGAAGAGGCCAACAAAACCGCCCAAGAACGGGAGCTGCAAATTGCCGACCTCCAGCGTCAGCTAGAGGAGCTACGCACCTCCAACGAAACAGCGGCAATGAAAACCAGCGCTCTGTCTGCCATCAGCCAGGCTGGCGCTATCAACGCCGACCAAATGTTGCAACTCTTGCAAAACAACCTCCGCAAGAATGACAGCGGCAACGTTGTTGTTTTGAACGGTGGTGTTGAGCAAGACATCAACACCTACCTTTCTAACTTGAAGAATCCGGGCTCAGGTTATGAGCACCACTTCAAGCCAAGCAGTGCGGCTGGAATGGGCGCCAAACCCACTCCCAACAGTGCGATTGCACCTGGAATGGCTAACCCTTGGAAGGAAGGTAGTATTAACCTAACGAGGCAGATGGCCTTGGAAGCCAGCGACCCCGATCTCGCAGCCGTGCTGAAGAGAGAAGCGGGTCGCTAAGTCCCCGTGGGACACCACTCAAGTCTGTGACTTGAATCCCCGCACACCTACCCCTGGAGTTCGAAATGGCAGCCCCATTTCAGAATTATTCCGGCGGTGTCCTTCTGGCGGACATCGTCAAGCGCAATAATCTCAGCACTTACGTGTCTGAGGCGATCAAGGAGCGCAGCCTCTTCCTGAAGAGCGGCGCCGTTGTTCGCAACTCTTTGCTGGATGCCCGCGAAGGCGGTACTCGCATCCAAGTGCCCGAGTTCAACCCTGTGTCGCCCACCGAGGAAATCCTCGACGGCACCGCCACCTGGGGCACCAGCACTTCCGGCTACCTGACCCCTCAAAAGATCGGGACCGGAACCCAGATCGCTTCCATCGTCCACCGTGGCTTCGCCTACGCCGTGGATGACGTTGCGATGCTCGCGGCTGGTGAAGACCCCATGCTTCACATCCGCAATCAGCTGGCTGATGCGATCAACAAGCTGAACAGCGCCCGCCTGTTCTCCCAACTTGCTGGTCTGTTCGGCACCGCTCTGTCCGGTCACTCTCTGGACAAAGCTGTTGCTGCTACCAGCGGCCAAGCCGAAGCCAACTACCTGACCGCCGCCACCGTTGCCGAAGCTCGTTCGGTCCTGGGTGAGCGCGGCGACGAGCTGGACACCTTGGTCGTCCACCCCTCTGTCGGCTTCTACCTGTATCAGGTCGGCCTGCTGACCTTCTCCACCTCTTCACTCGCCGCTTCTGGCGCTGTGACCTGGGGTGGTGGCGGCGTCGGCGTAGGCGCTCGCAGCATCGGCGAATTCGCCGGTATGCGCGTGATCATGGACCCCGCAGTCAACACTGTCCGTCCTGGCACCAGCACCCACGTCAGCGAGTTCCGCTGCTATCTGATCAAGTCCGGCACCATCCTTGAGGGTGTGCAGCAGGACCTGCGGATTGAGGCAGACCGCAACATCCTGTCCAAGCAGGACGTGCTCTCGGTCGATTACCACGGCGCCTACCACGTGATGGGCACCAAGTGGACTGACTCTGGCGACAACCCCACCAACGCCAGCCTTGCTACTTCTAGCAAGTGGTCTGCCACTTACGACATCGACCTGATCCCGATGGTCGAAGTGATCGTGAACACCCCTCTGGATACCACCGCTATTCCCTGACCTACGGTTGGAGAGAGCGAGGAGGAACGACCCCACCTTCGGGTGGGGTTTTTTATTGCCGCTAGACTGACAAAAAGTATGTGGTAATGCTGTGGCCGCAACTATCAACGCCACGCTGAAGAGTTCAACGGCCAACAGCTACGTAACGCTGGCCGACGCAGACTCATATTTCGAGACCGTCCCCGACTCTGCCACTTGGGACGACAAGACGGACGACCAAAAGAACCGCGCCCTGATCTCCGCTACCCGCTGGATCGACAGCCTGAACTTTTACGGCGACCGCTGCGACAACGACCAAGCACTGAAGTGGCCCCGCAACAATTACCACGTTGATCAAGTCGAGCTGGTTTGCAGCCTGATTCCAGCGGAGATCAAATACGCCACCTACGAACTGGCGCGTGCATTAGCTAACGACACTGGTGCTATCACTGACTCCACCGGCGATACTGGCCTATACGAAGCCGTCGAACTCGGTGACATCAAAGTCAAGTACAACAAGTCCAGCCAAGCCACTGGAACGGTCAACAACGTTTTCGACGTTTATCCTTGGCTGCAGTCTTATCTTGGCGCTTATTGCCTTGGAGGTAGCGGCAGCTATCAAGTACGTGTTGTGAGGGGTTAATCATGGCCGGCGCACTCGACACAGCCTTCAAAGCAATCGCCAAATCGGTGGTGGCAGATCTTGGTACTGCCCTCGACACCAGCATCACTTACACCCGCAAAGCATCCCCCAGCTACGACTACGCCACCGGAGCACTAACCACAACCGATACCAGCTACTCCAGCATCAAAGTCCCTGTCGAATTTGTTGTTTCCGAAGAGGAGGAGGGACGCGAACAACGTCAAGCCAAAATTTATATCACTCCCGATTTGATCGGTGGTAACCAGCCGACATTTGAAGATCAGGTGACCCTCACGTACGCTGGCGCATCGCGCACTACGCAGATCACCGATATTCGCACGTATCGCGGCGGCCAAGAGTACCTCTACATCTTGCTGGTGCGCTTCTAATGGCACGCGACATTAAGCACATGAAAAAAGACCTAATGGCTCGTCTGGAAGACGACCTAAACGGTCTTATTCAAATTGCGCTTGACGAACTTGCGACTCCCGAAGTTAGCCCTGTGCTGACAGGCTTTTTCGCTTCTAGCTGGAAGGCAAGCACCAGCCGCCCCCGTGCCCGTGACGAAAGAGAAGATTTCGCCCCTTGGGACAAGATTGAGACCGTAACTACGCCGAGCGGGTATGTGAAATTAGCCGCAGGCAGCCAACCGATCATCCAGCCCCGACATGCTGTTCCCCGCTTCAAACTGAATCAATCTGTATTCATCGGGAACACAACTAAGTATGCCGTTGACGCACTTGCCTCTCCAAAAAACAAGATTCCCACCTATATCCAGGGTGAACTTAGGGATCTTGTGAATTACGTCTTTGGCGATAAGGGTGCCCCAACCCGTATTCGCGTTGCATCAGGCCAAGGTCAGGGTGGTCGCGGATTATTCAATCTGTTTGGAACTGACCGCAAGTATGTTTCTTATCAGGTTCCCGGAGAAACGCCATGACACTCGTCAAAGCCCGTGCGGCGTTTGAAAAAGCTGTAACCGACGCCGTCTCGGATGCGGACAGCGCTGTGCGCATGGTGTACGACAACGTCGCGTTCACCCGTCCCGGCAAGAGCGAGAAATACATTTTGATGTCGGTCAACTTTTCCCGTTCGACCCTCCAGACCCAAGGTGCCGCGCAGGACTATTACTCGGGCGTAATCCAGTGCAGTATTTACGTCCCCAAAAACGCTGGAACGTCTGTGCTCTCTGCAATCAGCGAAGCGGTTATTGACGGTTTGACCTCTGTCAATGCCAGCGGTTACACCGACACCTACAGCGTTTCACCCCGTGTTCTGGACATCGTCGGACCCTTGCCGGTAAACACAGAGGACCGCTCGCACTTCATCGGCATCGTGTCTTGTCAATTCACTGCGCGGGCGTAGTATTCTGTAGTAACCAACAAAATCATTTATGCGTGCGACAGAACTGCTCCGCAACAAATTCGGAGTCAGCCAGCTCTACAAGCACGAAGTCAAGAGCGAAGGCGAAGTGGTGCTGGAG